ATTATTAGCAATATTGTATGCAATAATATCATACACACCATCATTATTAACATTATTAGGGCCTCCCAATAATGTAGGAACTATTATTTTTACTTTTTTATGAAGTATGTCTGGTAAATCAGACATGTCAATTAACACGCTACTTAAAGATGCAGTACCATCATCATTATTAAGTAACTGCCCATCACTAACAGAAAATAATGCGATATCTGTATTTGGCTCAATAACAGTAAATGGCACATTAAATTGAGTTTGAAAACTATTAATTGGTATAGATAATTTTCCAGTAGTAACATCTAAAGATAAAGTATCTATACGTGTCTTAATAACATTATTGCTAAAAGTAAATGGTTGAAATCTTCTTATATCATTTGCATAATATATGACCAAAACTCTATCAGATAAAACTGGAGTATTAAATCCAGATAAAATCAATTGATAATTTCCATTAATTCCAGTTGTTATGGTTCCTAAATGATTAGGCGTCCACAATTCGTATCCATCAGATAGTCGTACAACAGACAATATTTGATCAGTGGTTAGTGTAAAATCTGCTACCTGTATAGATAAATCAATATAAAATTGATTGCTTAAATTCTTTTGAACAATTTGGTTTTCTCGTCTAGAAATGTTAGTTATACTGAAATTGTTAAAACCATTGTTATTTGATAATATAAATCCATTTCCAGCCCTACTAGTAGATAATGATGTTATAGCAGACGAAAATAAATCTACCACATTGGCAATATAAGTAGTATTTAGTACTAAGCTGGTAGCAGATGATGAAATTAAAGAACTAGGTATAGTAATTTGTGTTCCAGTACTACTTCCTTGTGTTACTGTAGAATTAAAAATATCTACAGAGTTCATAGTTACAGTTACTTTATCTCCATTAATAGCTACTGTATCGGTAGGTAAAATAATAGTAGTATTATAAACGATATTAATTCCTACCACCTCAGTAGTGACTGTAAACGAATTATTACCTTGATCTGTGTGGTATAATTCTGTATTACCATTTTTAAATGTTACAGAATCTATAGATTCAATAATAGTTGATAAAGAAGAAACAGTAACAGCTAATCTATTTACAAATGTACCACTGGCTACTAATTCTACAACGCCATCCGCCACTATAGAATTAACCACAGAAACTACAGAATTAATAGGGTGGCTTGCAGTACCTACAAAAAAATTATTACCCAAACTTTGTGTAAACAATATTTTTTCTTTTCTAATAGCTGATGCCAGGCCCCAATCAATGCTATTAGAAACACTTCTTGGATTGTTTGCATTAAATAATCCGTCATAATCAGAATATTGATCAAAACTAACTATCCAGTTATAATCTACTTGTAATGAATCACTAGTAGATGGTAAAGTATTTCCAGAAATTTGAATTCTACCAGATGTATTGGTAGATCCAGTTTGGTCTATATTTTGATTAGTAATTATGTATCTTTCTCCAGTATTTACATTGAATACCCTAGTTACATTAGTAACTGGTGTATGTAGTAATTGGATTATAGATCTATCTGAAGTAACAGTACTATTTTCATTAGTAATAGGAACTGTTTGTTGGGCTTGTGGTATTTCTAGTATATCAGTAAAAGTAGTGGAATCCTGGCCATTGAATTGCCCCTTAATTCTATCTTCAGAAAATAAAGATATTTTGTTAGAAACCCAATGGAAAGTATCAAATCCAAATGGACTGCCACCATATACTCCAGTATCCTGAATTATTTCATAGTTTCCAGAAATCCTACCTAATGAATCTACGGATTTAGGAAGAAAATTGGAGCCGCTAATAGATCCACTTACTTGCAGAATGGTATCTACTGGTTGAGCTGGTAATACACCATTTTTAATATCATCAATTCTTTTTCGATTAATAGTTTTATTAACATCTTCAGCTATTTGACCTAATACAATATCATTTTTTGAACTAGTAGGGTTGTTATTATTACTTTTATCACGAAAAATAAAGCTATCAGAATTTTCTACTAAATTTGATCCTAATATAACAATATCAACTTTGCCACCAGACCCTTCGGATACAATAGTACGTGTACCATCAGAAGCAACACTTACTACAGTACCATCTCTTGTCATTAATGGATCGCCTGGTTCAATAACAGCTGCATCACCAACTCCATCAACACTTAGTGCCTCGTTTAAATAACCTAAAGCGGTACCCACACTAGAGCCACTAAAAGAAGATAAAATACGATTCCTAAAAGCAGCATCAGTTTCTTGATCGGTGCCGCCATTAAAGGGACTTACATTAGTTACATTACTTATTCCTGGAATATTAGCCTTTACTAAAGAATAGTTACCAATATTACCAGTAGTTCCTGGAGAAGTAGCAGTAACAGTTACTTGAACCGCTAAAGTATCACTGATTCCAGCAAAATCTAATTGATCTCTAAATTTAGCAGCTACCGCACGATAAAAATTAATAGCCGATGGAATGATGGAAATTCCGTTAGTAATAGAAAAAGAAAATCCATTGTTTGCCGTAACAATAGCTCCACGATTGATTGGAATAGGAGCATTTAATGATGGGAAGGTTAAAATGGCCGCACCAGAAGAGGGGGTGTTTTGTCTGCGTATTAATCCAAAATTTTTAGCTAATTTATCTAAGTCTGAGCCGACTACTAATCGAAGAGATTGTTTATTAGCAACCCCACTCAATTCATCATATAATAAGGCCAACTGACTAGCTGGGCCTTCTATGAACAAATCCCTAGCTACAGTGCCTGGTTTAACATCAAGATCGGGCTGAGCCAACTTAAAAAAATCTACTAAACTAAGTATTATCTCATTTACGCTCCTAATCGAAACCATTATAAACTCCTATGACGTATTTGGTGAATGCCATCAAAATTATTTTGTTTTGCCGATAATGGTCTTAAATTAGAAAGTGCCCAACAGTTTTTAAACTCTTGATCTTCCATAGAACTATATTTAAAAGTTGATTGTGGGATAATATCTAAATTACATTGTTTACATATTTTATTCATATAGTCGACACAGTAAAAGCCGTAGTAATTGGTTTAAGACCTTTGGTTAAAGCTTTAATAATAACATCAAATAGTCTTGGATCAGATTGACTATGTATTATAGATATATCAGAAATAGCTGCAATTTGTTCATCTGCACTTATTCTTTGATATGATTTAATTTGTATTTCTTGTAAATCTTTAAGATTCTGCATAGCGGTAGTTAGTTGAGATTTAGCAATTTGCACCAAAACACCGCTATAATTTGGATTTCCTACTAAAGTTCTAGAGATAAAAGAGCCATACCATGGGTGAATAGGATTACTTCCAGCAGTGGTTAATGCCATTTTTAGCATATCCTGGATCAATTTTTCACTATCTACCACAGTTTTAATCTTACCCTGGGTAATAACCAGATCTCCACTCACGATTTTTAGATCAAAAGACATTGCTAAACTCCTACCACCTAATACGTAAATATTAGATAAACCATAGTTTACGAGATTCCCTTTTCAGAAAAGTCTTTATAAATTTGATCCATTAAATTATAGAAATTTCGCACAGTAGAAAATAATTCTGTCATAGCAGTATCATAAGAACCGGGATTGACATCACTCTCAGCTAATCCTAATGAATTTAACATTCGAGTTTTAGCATCATCATCTAAAAACCCAACCAAATTCTCTTTGGACATAATATTTAATGCGCTTATGATAGCTACGATATCACACAACCCCAAACCACTAAAATCACCCATGATAATCTCAATAATTTGGAGCGCTTCACCAGCAGAAGTCAATGCTTTAACTCTTTTATGTGATAAAGTTTCTAAGTTTTGGTTGGCATTATCTCCAAAAGCATTAGTAGTGTCTGGGCCGAAAGTCACTGTTGGTGTTGGTAAACCAAAATCAGCCGCACTTGGGGCCCCAGTAGCTAAGGCTCCCTCTGCCGTAACACTATTAACAGTAGTATCTGATAATGACAATAAAATAGCCCTGTCTTTTTCAGTAACCAATGTAGAGCTAATTACTGTAGGCAAGAAAATACCCTGTACCGTACACCCACCTTCAGGCCCTGATAATGATGGGACTGGTAACCAATAATATTGTCCCTGAATTTCAGTAATAGTATTTTGTGCTATTACTAACTTTTTCATTAATGATCTAATAGTATTAATGGCTTGAATAAATTGAGCTTGCTCTGATTGCTTATACAGATCTTTATTGTTAACCTTTTGCACCAATTCATTATCAGTAATATCTAAAGACTCAGAAATATATTGCAATATTTCATTAGTGGCAGTTCCTGCTGTTGCAGTAGGATCCCCAACAGCAAATCGATCTCTAATAATTTTTTCCAGTAATGGTCTTCTCACACTATTCACAGGATCTACTTTAGTGTAGTAACTATCTGAAACAAATGGAACAGCCACTAATCTCGATTGTGGAGAAACACTGAAATCTATTCTGGCATCTACTATAAATGGCTTAATAATATGTTGTCTTTTATTTGTTAATTTAGTTGGAAAATTACCATTAGCATCTTGATATGATGTTAAGCTAACACTTTGCTCTCCAACTATACTACCCAAATCAACTTGAAATGATTGATTATCTACATTCATATCAAATGGATCATCACTTTTCTCAGGATCAAGTGGAGCTACAAATTTTCTAAGCGAACTAGAACCGCCACTAGATAAGGCCAACACTCCTGCATCTACTGATTTTAAAGAAGCAAAGATGTTAAGATTAGAACGAGCAAAATTTTCTCTTTTTAACGATAAATCATTAAACTTATCAATTGGATTAATGGCTCGGGTTAGCTTATCTTCTTTTTTAATAGTAGTGTTCTTAACAATATCAAAACCAGGGTTGTATATCTGATGATTTTTATCTACTATTGGAAATCCGATCCATCTAAAAAATGCGTGACACCGACTTTCCTGAATAGTTTGCTCCATCTTAATAAGTTTAGCTGTCCCAGTAATATCTGCACTACCATTTTTAGATAGTGCGCTTAAAACCTTATCGTTTTGAGCATTAATACTAGAATAACTTCGTAAATTATCTATAGGCACAATCCAATCTGTATACAGCTGATTAACATCAACATCATAATTTTGTTCATCTTGGAAAATAATTTGATTAGGAGTATCTGCACTATTTGGTTTAGCCATTACCCACCACCATTCCCAGGACCCACAAAGCCAGACCTAGCTTGATCACCAGCATCTCTACGTGGCTTACCATCACTATCACCAGTAGTACCGGCACCAGCAGGAGCATATATAAATTGATAATCAATTGACTGTAAAGTGTGTACTGGTAATACATCAGCAGAGTCTCCGGTTTCTGGTAAAGTATTGGTGCACAAAATATTATTATCAAATGAAATCATAATAGACCCAGTACCAGGCATATCACTAGTCAAATCGGCAGTAAATGCTTGATAACCATCATATGTAAAATTACTAACAGAACCAAAAGTAAAATGAGGTGTAATTCTAGCTGCCAAATTGGTGGCTACTTCTTCTGATAATCCAGTAGTTAATGATAATCCATTTCTTTCATTTAATAAGACTGACACTAATATAGGTTTAGTGGTAAATTGTACTGTTGGGTCTGCTGTAAAACTACTCTTACACGGATCAAATCCAATACCTACTAAATCACCTAAAGCCGCATTAGTATCATCTTTAAGTTTTTGCAAACACAAAGTAGTAGTAGCTTGAAAATCAGCTACTCCTTGAGTTGTCATATTAGATCTTAATGTGGATACTGCTGTTGCTAAACACTGTTGAGCAGCTCCAGGATTAGTAAAATTAGGACTATTTACTAAATTACTTAACAATTGAGTTTTAAGAGCGATATCACCAGTAAATACATTGTTAATGAAAGTTCTATTAAGCGCAATAGAAGGTGTACATCCCAAAGTTACCAAATTAGCTGCTAACAATGGCGCCATATTTGGTTTAAATGTATATTCCATATTTAAAAAGGTATACCCGTCATTAATAGATAATGATGGATTTACAGAATTAACTGCTGGTTTATGGAAAAAATTATTCAATGTAGCTTGGTCTTCAATCGGAGTTACTCCATCACTAGCAAAACCAGTAAGTAATGTTGTCCCATCATCTTCATATCCCAAACCACCAACTAAAGAAGCCACTCCATTGGTCACAGATGCTTTTTCTAAATTACCTAGTGTTAAAGACCTAGATGGCACAGTAGACATAAGAGCATCTTTAAATCTAATGAATCTAGCAGCTCCAGTTCTTCCCCAGCTTGTAGGATTATAAAATACTCGCAAATCCAATAAGTATGGCACTTGTTTAGGATCAGACTCTGCAGTATAAACAGACGTAGTAGGAAAGAATATTGGTTTAGGTATAACAGCTACATCATATCCATCATAGATATTTCTAAATTGCTGTGGAGTAGGTTGTTGGATATCATACAATTGCCAGCTCTCTGGACGAACATCAAAATTAAATGCCCCACCAAAAGCTGGAGGCAAAACTACTGAAGTAGCAACTCCCACTTTATTCAAATACTGAAATGTGCCAGTATTTCTAGTATACTGCTCTTTGACAATTGAAGGGCATACATCAGGAGTACAACAACCATCTTGATCTTCTGGATCCGTATCTTCACAAGGAGGGATAGCAAAAACTAAAGATAAAATATCTTTAATAATTTGAATAATGATATTAAAGATAGCAAACAAAACAAACAAGTTTTGGAAAATACATAATAAAGAACCAAGCTTCAATGCAATAGCTTTAATAGATGCCGCATCTCCATCTTGAAATGATTTTTGTAAAGCAATAATGTTTCTTAATATAATCTCAATGAACTTAAGAATTTGAGCAATGATATATTCAATCAATGCCAAAATTAATAATAACAAAGATATAATCATTATGATTAAAGCAAAAATTGGAAATAGATTTAAAAAGGCAGGAATACATTGAGTAAATAATCTATTGAGTGCCCTAACTAATTTGAATGGATTCATTAGTGCGCATAAAACCTCAATAATACAAATAATTAGTTCTAATACTGGTAAGAAAAACTTATACAACATTAAAAATGGCATAAATTGATCTAATAATTTCATAATAGCATCAAAAATATCTTTACCAAAATTAGGATTGAGTTGTGGTTTTAGAGCGCCGGGCGGAATAAGTAATTGTAGCTTATTTAGTAATTCTAATAAGTCTTCTGGAAATCCATCTGGAAATGGATTAAGATTTGGAAAAGGTAAGGTAAAAGGTACACCAAACCCTGGAATAGCCGGACCACTAGGACCGTCTGGAATAGAAATAGAAATGTCATTTGGCGAACAAGGCATTGTACTTTGTATATATCAAACTTATTTAATTTCGCCAGGTACTTTTGGTTCTAATGGACCAATAGCTCCTTGCTCAACGCCTAAAGCTTGCTCTAACTCAGATAATACTATTTCAGCACAAGCAATAATAGCGGCATCTAGTTTTTCCGCATCAACACTTTCTAAACCATGATAATTAATCAAATTAGTAGCCATTTTCCAAGTATCTTTTCTAATATCTTCTTGTAAATTTATGTGAGAATACTCTTCTATTTCATCTTCTGGATAAGAGCCAATTGTATGTAAGATACAAGAGGCTAAACTAGTTTTGCCTTGAACTTTAGCTTCTTCTGCCTGTGCTAATAATTTGTTATAGATAACTGTATTTAATTTTTTCATCATAACCTCAAATAGATCCCATTGGAGCGTTTAATACTAATCTCTTTTGCATAGTTACATTTGGCGCTTCTATTCTAATACTCTGATCTGAAGTTAATTCTAAAGCACCTTTAGCATGGATAGCCATATTTCCTGGAGTCATTAAAGTAATACCATTATCATCTATTCTAATCATATGACAATATCCACCATTACCTAAAATTCTAAGATCCAAGACTGCGCCTTTAATAGAGTTGTCCTGAGGGCTAAGACCACCCTCTTCAAATCTAGAATCTCCAGAAATACCAAAACCACCTACTTGTAAATAAAAGTCTCCACCTGTAGCTGCCATCACACTACGACCATTAATATCTCTACCAATATTATAAACTAATCCACCTGCAGTACTACACCACACAGATTGTCGATCAATAGTGTTGGCCCCAATGTTAAACTCTAATGAGCCATCAAAATTGAGAGACCCACTTCTTCCACCAGCTTTAGCATCATCTCCTGTTATGATAATAGTATCTGATACTACGTCAGTTAATACTGGTATATCAGTAACGGTAGAAGAAATATAGCCACTTGTTGGATAACTAATAAATTGATCATTTTGATGTGTAAAACAGGTCTGCAATACATCATGATAAACCATACCATGCTTAATATGATTACCAGTAATTCTATCCTGGGGTGCACCATCAGCACCATCAGTTGTTTTAAGAGAAATGGATCCTTTATCTGGTGATGGGAAAAATCCGCCATCACCTGGTGTTAAAATTGGAGAAGCAAAAGAATCTTGATAAATGTCAAAATTATTACCAGCTCCTTGAAAAATTAGTTTGTTAGGATTACCGCCATCTTCTTCACCAAAAGTAGAATAGTTTTCATATCTAGTTAGCAGTGGAATATTTCCCTTTTCACTAGATGCGGGCACATTTAATTTGAATTGGCCCTCTTTATCAATATCCAAAAAAAATCTACTCCTGGCTCTAGCATAATCTTCTGTAGAATTAATAATATCTGTTGCTGGCTGTCCATTAAGATCTTTTCTTGCATTAATTTCAAAATGATAAGCTAAACTCTTTCTCTCTAATTCTTTTATAAGTAAAAAGGCTTCTGTTTTATCTGCCGTACTATCTTTATTAATAGTGGCTTGATCAGTACCTATTGGTAAGGGATAACGATTTAGATCTAATATATTACCAAAGATATCAACCACTGTTCCTTTTACAGTTTCTATTAAATAGTTAGGGGCAACTAAAGATAAACTTAATAAATCCGCCCGGCTTTTACGACGATTTGGTAGTATATAAATAACTGATGGTTGTTTACCAGAGCCGTACCTTAAAGACTCTTTAAGATCATTATCCACTTCTGAATCTAATTGAAATTCGTATATGAGCTCTCTAGATTCTACTAATGGAGGATTTTTATAAGGTCCAGTTAAAAATGTATTAGCATTAGAGGTAGGATCCATTCCAATAATCTTAAATTTGGAATCATAGTCATCACTTTCTAATTTATTATTTTGATCATATTTGGTGTTACGTAATACATCTCGTTTAACTACACCTTCTATTTTTCTACTTGCTTGAGTAAAATGATTTTCATTTTTAAAACTGGTAGTAATCAAATTACTTTGAGTATTAATATGAACACTATTTACATCAGAGCCAATATAAATATCATTAGATCTATTTAATGTAACATAAGTATTATCATTACTTCTAATTAATAATTCGCCAGATTTAAGTGATGGTACTTTGGTAATATTCTCAGCTAAAAATGATACGAAATGATATTGTCCGCCACTACCTTGACCAATAACTATTGGAGTTCCTATATCTGGTAGGGTTCCAATAAATAATCCATTGTTATAAAATAAACCATGTGGTGCTGGCACATCAATAGGAACTAATGGATTTTGTCCCTTCAAAGCTTGCTGACCAGTAGCTAATTTAACTTGAATAATACCTCTAGAAGGTAAATAATTAACAATGGTTGCTCTTTTAAGCAAACCTACTGTTTCATCAAATTTGTTAATTCCATTATCTACCATGATTAAAATCCATTAGATGTTTGTGGCTCTAGAGGTTCAATAATTACCCAACAATCTACTATATACTTAAACAATGCAGTTCTGATAGCATCTTTTTCTATTTTATTTTGTACATTATCTGAAACAGTTGGCGCTCCACCATCTTCTGCATTACCAGGATCTGAAGCTCCGCCACCACTAGTAGAAAGAGTTTTGATATGATTTCGAGCAGCATCTAAAGCCCTCTGAGATGGAGATCGCCTATCATCTGTATCATCTAAATTAACAATTGAATCATCAATTGTTTTAACCTGTTCTGCATTTAATGGTACTGGCGCATTTTCTTGATCTATCGTAGCGAATGCATTTAATCCAGTTTCATTTTGACCAACTAATAATTGTCTTACACCCTCTGCAAATTCTTTTAAGTTAATATCAATGGCGTTATTATCATCACGATAAATTCTTAATTCTACACTTGCTTTAACATTATTACCTTGAGTGCCATTTGTATTTAATAGATATCGTGTATTGTATAAAATGTTATTAATAGTCTGAGCGTTAAATGCGGAAAAGGTTGTGGAAAATCCGTTAGGATTCATTTCATTAACAATGGTTGAACTGATTGATCCAGAAGCTGCATCTGTTCCTCTTTGTACTACTCCCATACTCAACTCATTAGATGAGCTTTCTTGTCTATGAACGACCAAATCAGCCACGTCTTTATTATTGTATATTAATTTACCAATAATATCAGTAACATTTGGAATATATTCTCCTGGAGTGTGACCATAAGATAAATCTAAAGCTGTGGTAAAAGAGCTCCCAAAATTAAAACTATGTCTAACTGCTGTTACATAAAATAATAATTGTCTATCTTCTAAGAATATTACTTCTCCTGGCTGCATGAACTCATTACCAGAAATAGTTACTGTTCCCTGTAAAATGTTTTTTCTGTTTCGACTTAATAACATACTGGCATATGGGCCACACTGAGATACCGGATCAGATAAAAATGGAACATTAACAGGAGCACCTTCCTTAAATCCATACATACGCCAGGCATCATAATCAATAGCTAATGCTGTAGTTAACCCATTACCACCTTCTGGGAAGCCACCCACTAATCCTGGAGGTAAATCATTAGCAGTTAAAAATGGATCTAATAACCCTTGCACCTCTACTGCAGTATAAGGTGGTGGATTTTCTGAAATGGTTAAGCTTTTAATTTGGCTTCTTTTAATAATGTATCTACGACCAGAATTTAAACCATAATCATCATAAGTTTCATCTTCGATCATATGTTCAAATACTTCTGGAATATTAGAATTACCGTACACCCCTTGAGTAATTAACTGGCTACCTGTACTATCACCACTATCATCTAATGATTTAAATTCTTGAGCATTCTTTAATGTACTATAGAATAGTTTAATACTCTTTTGACGATCTCTAATTTTTTCAGATAATTCTTGAATGACCTTAAAAACATCAATAGAGCTATTTTGTGGAACTTCCACTTCTACAAAGGTGTCTCGCTTTATTAAATAATCTCTAGTATCTACTCGCTGCCCTGATTTAATAAAAATTCTATTGACTAAAGTATTAACGCGTTGACTGCTAAGAAATTCTTCTGTTTTAATAACAGGAACACCTTCTGCTGTTAGTTCTTGTGCTTTAAGAGAACTAACAACAGCGGCGTACTTAGCAGCATTACTAAAAACATTTTTAGTGGAAGCCGTTTGTTGTAGCTTATTAAAAGTTTCTAAATCTTGACTGGTAGCATTATCCTGTTGATCTGGATTGGCAGCTACTAATAAATCAGAAATTTCAGTTAAAATGCCGCCTTCATCTGATAAGAAAGAAAATGAACTTCCAGAATTAGAAGTGGCGCCATTATTTAAAATAAATTGCTTAGCTTTTTCATCATTATCATAAGATAAAATGGCGCAATCTAGTCTTATTTCATCTTCTAATATTTCTATTCTTGTTCGTAGTGTTTCTAATTTAGTATTAAATAAATCATCTAAAAACTGAGGGAATACTTGAATATTAAGTACTTTTTTCAATTGCATCATTTTATAGAATACTGAACTTGGCATTCTATTATATTGTGGTGGGCGACATCTAATGTGGCCTTGAGAATCACAAAATACCTCTAAATTAAGTAAACCAGCCACATGCTGTATTTTTTGTCTTACAGATGTGAACTCACTATTGTATAATTTAATACCATCAGTTAGTGATTTTTCATATGCTAAAATATCAAAATCCTTATCATAAAAATCATCTACAATAAATAGGTTTTTATCTTCATTGGCTCTAACATTGTATGACATTCTGCGAGTTAAGAAATTCAATTGTCTACGTAACAATCTACGAGTTGCACTAATAGATTTTTTATCTTTACCAGAATCAATAAACTGACTATCATCAAAAGAAGTATCATCACCAACCTGTTGTACAAAAGCACTATCAGCTTGTTTTATCTCTAAAAGAGTATTAGATATTTGCTCACTTAAAACATCTACCTTAGCTTTAACATCAATGAATCTTGGGTTCCCATATTTGCTAGTTTCAGAAAATGCACTAGCAGCCCCCTGTATAATAGCTTCTTGATTAAGATTTTGTAACTTTCTAATTTGATCATCCAGAACTTGATTTTTTTGGACAATCGTAACTGTTTTATTAATAGCTTGTACAAAAGAAGCCTCATCTACAGTTAGGTTTTTAAAAGGTACAAAATTACCCCACAATGTATTGCTTTTAGTTAGGTCAGTTCGTAATGATTGTAAAAAGGAATGAGCGGCACCTTGTTTACTCTGAGGATCTACACTGTTACTATCAAACTCAACTGCAGCTTTATAGTAAGTAGCAAAATTGTATGGAATTCCAGTTACTAATAAGGATAATACATTCATTACATTTTGACCAGCAAATGGCTCTCTAGCAATATTTGGATTACCTACTCGTGCCGGATCATTCATAGATAAATTACTACCAAATTGTGTAAAAACTCCAATGCCTTCTTTCCATTTATATACTAAACCATCTGGAGCGTAAAATATCTTAGTAATACGCCCTGTAACTGGATCAAATCTTCTATCTTGTATAATATTTTCTTCATTAACATGTTCGCCGGCATATCTTCCAAGCTTATATTTTACTAGAGCCTTACCTTTAGGACCATTACTATTTGTTTGACTAGTGCCAAGCAAAACCTTATTTTCATCTAATAATTCTGGAATAGCATCACTTGCACTACTATTAATACTGTCAAAATTACTCTTAAATGGTGTGAGAGGATCAAAAATAGCACCATTAAATACATCGGCTGCTGGTTTAAAGTTAACTTTTCCCTGATCAAAATAAATAGTATTGTCTGTTCCTTTGACATCAATAGTAAATTTGCCATCTGACCAATTGTCAGTAGCATTTTGTACTACACCACCAAAAATATGAGTACCTTCATTTTCAGAAACAAACTGTCCTCTCACCATGCTCCACAAAAAATTAGGAAATTCTTTACCAACAAATGTTGCCTTTTCTACTTCTAAAGGAATATTACCACTAGGGTTTAATGCGCCAATAGCATTATCTAAGTTAGTTAAAGTGTTATTAAGATTTTGTAATACCCCAACACCACTAAACATATTTTGTACTCCAGATAATAATTTAGTGTCAAATCTGCTTTTAGAATTTATATAGATATGAACACTGTCCATGGATTGGATAATTAATTTTCCGGAAAAATTAAATCTCATTTTTCTTCTAGCATAATTAGTATTTTTATTTTGAGTTTGAAACGCATTCTGTGAATTGGCTTCCAAACTAAGCTTACTAAAAATAGTAGAAATCAATCTATTAAAAATAGAGAATTCAGAATCTGGTCCAGTATGAGTACCAGGGCTAACTGATGAAAAGGGGAAATTATTAAACTCTTGGTTTTGAGTATCAAGACCATCTTCGCCAGCAATTAGACCACCTCGTAAATACTCTGGAGCAACACTTGTACCATCACCAAAAGCACCGCCAGTAAAAATGGCTGCCGCACTACTACTATCATAGGTAAATGGTAATTCAATACCTCTTCTATCTAAAATAGCAGTTACACGTTTTCCTAATAATGTATCTGGATTTAATTTAATACTAATAGGTGAAGCTTTTCTGTCTGCACGAATATGATTTAATCTTGCCAATAAATCATTGGATAAGGTTGTGGCGTTTTCACGAGAGAATTGAAATATTTTGGTATTATAAAACATATTAGTAGCATCACTAATAGCTCTTTCAATATCATACTCAGTAATCAACATAGATTCATATGGATCTATAATAGTTAATCCAAAATTCCCAGGACTACCCAAATCTACCGAAGTCATAGTATTAAGACTAGTAAAATTGGTTATTTCCATTACTCCTGTACCTTGTCCTAATTGAGATTGATACAAATTAGTCGAATCGGTAACCCAATTAGTAATATTACTGGTAGTATTAAATGCATAAATTCGTCGTAACCTATCTATAACTTTAGTTAAAGTACTAGGATCTCCACCCAATGGACTTCCACCTAATAAATCAGAACCAACATTTAGTCCGCTATTAAAAGTATCAGTTAGGGTAAAAATAATTGGCATTAATTGGTCTGGTACATTACCAACAGCAGAAGTTATTTTTTGAATTTTAGATAGTTTTTCTAAGGTAGAAATTTGACGACATTTATTTTGAAACAATAATCGCATAGCACGATAATACAGCTTTTCATCTTGATCCATGTAATCTGGTCTAAAATTTTCGCCCACTGAAGAGAACATTTTCTTCTTAATTAATACAGTTGCATTTGGCTCTTGCATTAAAATCTCAAATTGTTTTGGATCAGTATTATAAGGATCTTTTCTTAAATAACCCTCCTCCACATATCGACGCTCTTCTGATTGATCAAAATTATTAGCAAAATCTCCTAAAGAACCATACTTAACAGTTTTACCCGTTTCTAAATCTATAGAATCTAAAGTATGATTGGAATTTTCACCAAGTGAAAATTGACTGCTAATTTGATTTGCTAACTCACCTAAAAAACCCATTATTGACCCTTATTAACATTGCCAGAAAAAGAATTGGCAGTAGTATAATTTGATGGACCGTCTTTAGCACTACGTGCCCAAGAGAAATAATTAGTTCTATATCCTCTTTTCTGTGTGGCGGTAAAAGTAATTTGATATTCTAACAAAAAATTGTCAGCTCTTTCATTAATAGTCATACTTTCAAAAAATCCACGATACACCCAACCATTGTAATACATTTCTACACCAAAAGCTAATTGTGCTAAAGAAGGTATATTTTTGGCAGCTAAAGTATTGTTTGGAGAATCTACACCTAATATACCACCTAATAATCCTGCTGTCCCTGCTTGTGTGGTTGCATCACCGCCAAATAAGGAGGCGGCCCCATTAATTAAATTATGACCCAAATCATTATTGAAATTATTGGCGGCTAATGTTAATCCAACCGAGTCAAAAGCATATTGTTCCGCCCTATACATTTCGTATAATACGTTTATTCCCTCAATTCCAGAACTGCCAGTAGTCCCAGAAATATTAAGTGTGGTTAAATCTTCACCCCAATATTGTAAAGTAAATCCGCCTTTAGTTCTATCCTTAGTTAATAATTTTTTATGATTATATGCAATAGCACTTGGATTAACATACATTCTAACAATTCCAAATTGTGGAATAAACCAAGTAATAGTATTTCGTTTTAATTGCCCCTGTCGATCACTAGGAACATTGTTATATGGCAAACCATTACCATCTGCAGAATAAGTTGCTGGCAAAAGAAATCCATCTGCTTTAAAAGCATTTTGTTGATCGCTAGTAAGTGGATTATTTTGATTTAAAAAGTCTTGAGCCGCATTAGCTGCATCTAAAATAGGGTTTGACATAAAGAGTTCCTAATTAATATGTGGGAGTAATTGATTTACCTTGACCGCCATCTTCAACAACTTTAACGTTAACTTGTACCTTAATTCTTCCAGTAGAACCATCTTCAGTAATATAAACCTCTGGAACTGGTAAATTATTTCTAGAAGTATTATTAGGTGTATTATTGATATTGGGTTGCGTCCTATTTACTACATTGGCTGCTGTTGGTTGTAATTTAGAAGCAGCTCTTACAGTTTCTGCCGGACTAATAGAGGTTCCAGAAATCATGTTGCCATATTGCTCATACCATTTACTCATACCTTTAATAGAATCTTCTTCTGCTTGTGCTGCTGCTAATGCTTTTTGTTTGTCTTCTTTATTCATTTTATTAGCAGACTCTCTTTTTTCTTTAATATCTTTACTAAGAGCTGTCATTTGAGCATCTATAGAAGTTTTATCGCCACTTATAATTGCCTGTTTAAGTGTATCTAGGGGCGCTCTAAGAGAGGCTGGTATTTGTTTAAACCAATCATGAAAATTATTAATAGCATCAGCTGCAGCCACTCCCATTGTATTATCTAGTGGGGCTGTTCCCCT